GAGCAGATCGACATCACGAGCATCACGACGAATCTCGGGTGGGAGGAGGGCGAGAAAGAACTTTCGGTACGTATCAGTTTGAAGGTTTACAATACCATCTATAACGGGAAGCGCGTCTCTCAGCTCATCCAGCCGGGAACACCGATGTTCGTCTATGCGACCATCGGCGCGGAGCCAAAAGAGATGGTGCGCGGAACGGTAGAAAAGTGGTCGCCGACCTACACCAATGGAGACAATACTCTCGATATCGAGGCCTATGATGAGATGCACCCGCTCCGAAAGAATGAGGACTACGCCTACTTCGTGGACGGTGTGACGACCAAAACGATGATAACGCAGATCCTCGACAAATGGGGCGTTCCTTATGACTACAAGGGACCCGACATCACGCACAACAAGATGGTGTTCAAGAAAAGCCATATCTGCGATATGTTGCAGAAAATTTTCAACGACGTAAAGCAGAAGAACGGCGGCATCTTCTTCGCCCGTGCGCGGGAAGGAAAGGTGGAGATCATCGCACGCGGAGCAAACGAGGACATCTACCATTTTGATGAGAGCGACAATACGGTCAGCGCGAAGGATTCCTTCGACAGCGGCAGCATCGTGACGCGTGTCATCATTGTTGGCAAGTCGGACAAGGAAGGGCACCAATCCGTTGAAGCGAGTGTTGACGGGAAGATGGAATACGGGGTTCGTCAGGCAATCGTAGAGCGGGAGAGCAGCAAGACGCTTGAACAGGCGACGGATGCGGCGAATCAACTTCTCCGTGAGCGAGGTGCACTCAAGCGCAAGACAACGCTTGTTGCACCAGACTTGCCGTTCCTGCGTAAGGGCGACCGTATCCGCGTACGGGCGGGTACAGTGCTCGGCTATTTCTTCGTCAAGAGCGTGCGCCATAATGCGGACGATCAGAAGATGACCCTCGACATTGACGAGGATAAGGAAAAGAACAAAGAGACGGAGACAGACAACGGACTCAGCGGCATTGAGACAGACGCCAATGAGACGGATGAATCCACGGGAGGTGAGACGGAATGAGCAAGCGCGGAAACCCGGGCGCAAATGCACTGGCGAATATCATATCTGGGATTGCAGAGCAGAAGAGCGACGCACCGCTTGTGCTCGATTTTGGGATTATCACAGAAAACTACAGCCTGAAAACGAACACGTTTCCTCTCCCTATCCCGAAAAGCGAATACTCGGTGTGCCGATGCGTCACGTATGACCCCGGTGTGCCGCTCACGCAGACCTACAATGACGGTGCACACAGTCATCCGAATGCGGGATTCGGCGGAAGTCATGTGCATGATGTGCGGCTTCCTGAAAAAATGTATTGGATTCGTCCCGGTGACAAGGTGCTTGTAGCATGGGTGCAGGATGAGGCGGTTGTGGTTGATCTCGTCTATCGTGGCGATATTGTTGCAGGATAGGAGGCAGACGTGGGACAGAGTTTATATCCAACGTTCAATCTTCCTGCCGTAGTGGCGGACAATGAACGCCCGAAGAAGAGAAGTTATAAACAGAGTTTCTCTTTCGACTACGAGGCGGGCGACTTCCTCCGTGACGGTGCGAATCGCTTTGTCCTTGCGGAAGGACGCGAGGCATTTTGCCAGTGGTGCTTGAAACAATGCGCTACAGAGCGTGGAACAAAACTCGCCTATTCCGACAAGATCGGCGTTGAGATTGTGCGCGCGGCAAAGGAGGAGAATGACATCGCGGCGGTTGAGTCGGCAATCCAGCGCACAATCACCGAGGCGCTTATGGTAAACCCTGAGACGGAGTACGTGAAGAACTTTCAGTTCTCGTGGAACGGGGCGGACAGCCTACAAGTCTCCTTCGTAGTCAAAGGGCACGAGTGGGATGAAGATACACTTACAGTGACTTACTAGAGGGAGGGAGACATTTGGCAATCGTACCATTTGAGCCGCCAGACTGGCTAAAGAACACAGGTGCACGGAGCATTGAGGAACGCATGATGCGCAACCTTCCTTTGGATATTGATAAGACCGAGGGCGGTTTTGCGTGGGATTTGACCTATCCCACCGCACTGGAATGCGCGGAAATGCTTCAGTTCCATTTTATCCGTGTTCTGCAAATCATGTTCCCGATGTGGGCGGATGGACGGTGGCTCGATCTCCACGCGCATGAAGCAGGCTTGACGAGACGTGCGGCGAACAGAGCGTATGGCGCTGTTACGGTGGAGGGAAAGGCGGGAATCATAATTCCGCAAGGCTTTGTTTTTGCCGTGCCATCGTCAGGAGGCTCCGCAGCAATATGTTTTGAAACATTGGAAACGGCAAAAATCCCTCCGAGCGGCACAGTGGACATCCCCGTACAAGCGCAAGAAGATGGAACAAGGAGCAACGTAGACAACGACACTGTGACGATCATGCTCAGCCCGATGCAGGGTATTCGCAAAGTGACGAATCGAGATGCAATGACGGGCGGTACACCTGCTGAGAGCGATGAATCGCTGAGACAGCGTATTGACGATGTGAATGCGGGAAACACCGTGAGCTATGTTGGCAATAACGCTGACTATGCACGGTGGGCAAAAGAAGTCCCGGGCGTTGGCTCTGTCACCGTTATTCCGACATACAACGGACCGAACAGCGTAAAAATCGTTGTCATCGACGCGAACGGGCTCCCGGCAAACGCGCAGATCGTGAAGAATGTATTTAGGCACATTTGGGGTGCTGATTCGTTGAACGAACGAAAAAGCCTAGAACGCCTTGCGCCCGTCGGTGTCATGGATTTCTTGGTTGCGACACCGACACCGATCACCGTCAACTACAAATTCCGTCTGAAACTCAAGGCAAATACATCGGTGGAGAAGATCAAGGCGAATTTCAAGGCGGCGCTCTTGCGGTACTATGTCGGCATCGAGAGTGAGCAGGACAAGACGAAGCTCGTGCGTTATGTGAAAACGGCGGCGGTCCTCGCGGATGAAGTGGAGGGCGTTGCCGATTTCAAAGAGTTCCGCGTCAATGGTGGCGTGGAGAACATTATCTTCCACGAGGACGAGTACCCCGTGACGGGAACAATCGAGGTGGAAACCTATGATTGATCTGGATAAGTTCCCCATATCACCGACGGGGAAACGTATGCTATCGCGTGTTTCGCCAATCTATGCCAACGCCTACGTCATGAAGTGGCTCTATCAGATCATGGGCGCGGAGATGGATACCATCTGGGAACGCCTCGCAGAACTCCCTGAACAGGCGTTCACGCAGACCGTTACATGGGGCATCGACTATCAGGAAGATAAGTACAGCATCCGGCATGACTACTCCATGACGATAGAGGAACGGCGTGAACAGCTGCGCAGACGCAAGCCGCAGAAACTCCCGATTAGTCCGGGAATCATTGAGCGGTGGGTAAAGGAATCCTATGGGCTTGACGTTGACGTAGACGAGACAACGGGCGCGGGCATATTCACCGTCACCGTAGCAGGAACGTATTCGCAGGAAAAGCGGCGCGAGATGTTCTGGGGGCTGTATCGACGAAAGCCGTCCCATCTGCAAATGACCGCGAACGTGTCAAATGGGGCAACAGGCATTTTGTTCATTGGGGCGTGTCCACAACAGCGTTCAGATTATACATTGTCGCCCGCAGTAGCTTCGGATGGAACAACGTCGTCGGCACTTTACATCGGCGCAGTAACGAGTACGCAGCGTACCTATGAAATCTATCCGGAGAGAGGGAAAGACGTACAAGTCGGAATCAGCCTGCGTGTGAATGTCGCACCATACACGGCAGTGCATTATGAAATCTAGGAGGAATGGAAATGGCAAACTGGACGAGCGGAATCCTGACCAATCGCGGGCGGGACTTGCAGCTTAAAGTTGAGGCAGGCGAAAAACTGAAAATGACGCGGTTCAAGCTCGGCGACGGAATGGAGGCAACCGCAGAAGTTGCTGATCTCAACGATCTCATGGGCGCGAAGATCGCGTTCGGCATTACTGGCATTGAGCGACTTGGAACGCTCTGCAAGTTTACGGGCGTTGTCACGAGCACCTCTGTTTCGGCGGGATTTCGTGCGCGGGAGTGGGGGCTTTTTGCAGAGGATCCTGACCTCGGGGAAATCCTCTACATGATCGCACTTGACGACCGACCCGACTATATTGCGGCGCAGGATGCCGTACTCAACAGTACAATCACCTATGCGCTGAACGTGGACATCTCGCAAGCATCGAAAATCGAGCCGGTTATTGACCCACAGGGGCTCGTTACGACAGAGATCCTCGAAAAGGCAGCAGGTCTTGTGAAGCGAAATACTGGGTATTCGCTGAATGATAAGGCGTTCGACATCCAGCTTTCGGCGCATCCGTCGTGGCGATTGGTTTGCACAAAGGCAGGAACCACATCGGGGGTACTGTTGAATCTCCACGGTGCAAAACTTGGCGACACTTATACCGATGGCACAGCCGAATGGACGGTGAAGGATGCGTATGAAGCCGCCGTTGATGCACATAACAAAGCCTCTGACGCACACGCGGACATCCGTCGAATCCTTGATGACAAAGCCCCAATCGAATCCCCTGCACTCACGGGCACGCCGACCGCGCCGACGGCATCCGCCGGAACGCGCAGCGATCAGATTGCAACTACCAATTTTGTTGCAGCGGCGATCACAGCGCTCGTGAACTCCAGTCCCGCAGCGCTTGACACCTTGCAGGAACTGGCAAAGGCGATTGGCAACGACCCGAACTTCGCAACGACGATCCTCAATAAGCTCTCGGAAAAGGTCAGCAAAAGCGGAGATACAATGTCCGGGGACCTCAATCTGAGCAAAGCTCTAAATTTAACGGGAGGGGTTACAAGTGCTGGGTTTTGGGCTGGACAGAAAGATACAGGTGATCCGATCTCTGCACAGGACGCAAATCTCGTTATAGGCTCTTGGTTTGGGATCGCCTTTCGAGACATGTGTAACAATCAGGTATCTTGCGGGATCGACGCGCGTACAGGAAATTACCTCACGAACGGGAAGGTGATTGCGAAAGGAGGCATTGAAGGGCGTCTGATCGGCAAAGCTGATAGCGCAGGTCACTCCGACACATCCGGACGCGCGGACAATGCTAATATGCTTGGTGGACAGTCGCTTTCTGACATCCTCGGAAAGATCAACGCCCAAAACACGGGCGGCATTGTAGCAAGCTCGATCACTCAGAATGGATGGGTCAGGTTTGCAAATGGGCTCATCGTACAGTGGGGTACAATCGATGGTTTATCATCCGTCAATAAGGTCTATGCGTTCCCCATTGAGTTTCCTACTCAAGCATTCACGGTAATGGGAGCTAGCATAAGCTACGAATATGGGGTTGCCCTTAGAACTTTTTCAAGGGCTCAGTTTACTGCATCGTGGTGGCCTGACGAATTTGGCAGCACCCCACAGAACGGACACCTGGTCCAGTTTATCGCGATAGGTCACTAACAAGGAGGAGGGAACCAATTATGGAATATCTAGCAAAATTTGACGACACCGGACGCCGCACGGCCGCTGTATGCGAAGGCGTTCACTATCAAACGGACGAAGAGAAAAAGGTCTATCTCGATGAAGGGTATATCCCCATCACAGAGGAGGACTATCACTACTACGTCGGCAATCGCGGCGGCGGGGATAACGGTACGGGGTACATCCGTGATGTTGCTACGGGTAAGCCCGTCAGCGCCCCGCCTGCGCCCAAAGCCCCGCCGCAGGAAGAGGAGACGCCGCCCGTCGATGAAGGGCTTGTCGCATTCGCCGAAGCACTCGCGGCGCAGGAAACGCGAATTGCCGCTCTCGAATCAGCGAAAGGAGGTGAAGGAAAATGAAAACGAAGTACAAGTACATGATCCCCGTCTATGCACTGCTTGTGCGTGCGGGCAAGTGGGTCATCACGGACGAGGACAATACCGAGAAGAGGTCCGTCGTGCCGGAACTCTACCGTGAGGACGTCGCAGAATATCTCGCGACGCATGAGGGGTAAACAGCAGAATAAGATCAGCCGTCTTGCAGAGTGCAGGGCGGCTTATCTTATGGAAGGAGCGTGATATGTTGGCCGAAATATTGAATTTTCTGCGCGGCATGCTGCCGACGCAGATACAGATTGAGTGGGGGGCGGTGACGGCGGCGATTGGAGCGGTATGTTCGTACGCTTTGGGCTGGAGCGGCATACTAGAGGCATTGCTGATCGCAATGGTCATCGATTATTTGTCGGGGCTACTCGCGGCATATATTGATCCAAAGCGTAAGCTCGACAGCCGCCGCGGATTCCGGGGAATCTGTAAGAAGGTGATGATACTGCTTGTCGTGGCGCTTGCGCACTCCATTGATCAGGCAACGGGACAAGCTGTCGTACAAACCATTGTGATTTGGTTCTTCCTTGGGAACGAGGGACTTTCCATACTTGAAAATGCAGCGGCGGCGGGACTTCCAATTCCGCAGAGACTACGGAATGAGCTCGAACAGCTTCGTGCAGAAGAGGAGCTGAAGAAAAAGGACGCAAGCCATTTCTTTTGAGTGAAAGGAGAGGTGTATGCAGGAGAGATTACCGCCTGTTGATTGGATGGTCGGAACGGGACTAGTTATCGTTGCCGTTCTGTCTGTCTTTTGGGGCTCGCCCGAACTATCGAGCAATGTTACATCGGGGCTTGTCGGATTCTTGGGGCGGTCGATTGTCACAAAAGGAAGGAGCAAAACATGAGCAGAGTAATCAGTAGGTCAGCAATGACCAAAGTGACGCCTGCGCAGCTTGAAGAGCTTGCTGGGCAGTACCGTGAGAGTCTTGCAGAGGCGGCCGCACGATATGGCCGCGAAACGAAAGTCTATCTGCACTGGAGCGCAGGACATTACGGGCAGTTTTGGGACGACTACCACGTCCAGATCGACGCGGACGGCGCGATCTACGTCATCGGTGACGGCGCACTTGACGACGTCCTCTCCGCGACGTACATGCGCAACAGCGGGAGCGTCAGCATATCGATCCTCGGGTGCTGCGGCGCAACGAGAGCAACCCTCGGCGACGAAGCCCCGACGGCGGCACAGATTGAAGGCATGGCACAGGCGGGCGCCGC